ATTTCCACAAAGGCGTTCCGCTAGGCAAGGTTACTGTATTCGCAGGTGAATCCGGTTCAGGTAAATCTTATTTTTGTGCTGGTAACATTATCAAGGCGGCACAAGAACAAGGAATCTTCGTTGTATTGGTAGATTCCGAAAACGCACTAGATCAAGACTGGTTAGAAAGACTTGATGTACAAACTAGCGAAGATAAACTATTGAAACTTAATATGTCAATGATTGATGACGTAGCAAAGACAGTTTCAACATTTATGACAGACTACAAAGCTATGAATGAAGAAGAACGTCCTAAAGTATTATTTGTAATTGATTCTTTAGGTATGTTATTAACTCCAACAGATGTTGATCAGTTCCAAAAAGGTGATATGAAGGGTGATATGGGTAGAAAGCCTAAGGCACTAACATCACTTGTTAGAAACTGTGTTAACATGTTTGGTAGTCATAATGTAGGATTGGTAGCAACCAATCATACGTATGCTTCGCAAGATATGTTTGATCCAGATGATAAAATATCAGGTGGACAAGGATTTATATATGCTAGTTCTATAGTTGTAGCTATGAAAAAACTAAAACTAAAAGAAGATGAAGACGGTAATAAAGTCAGTGATGTCCGTGGTATTAGAGCGGCTTGTAAAGTAATGAAAACAAGATATGCTAAACCTTTTGAAGGCGTACAAGTTAAGATTCCATATGAAAGAGGTATGGATCCTTACAGTGGACTTGTTGACTTGTTTGAAAAACAAGGATTACTGGTCAAAGATGGAAATAGGCTAAAATATTTTGATGAAAAAGGCGAAGAGCATAAAGAATATCGCAAGAACTGGACAGGTGAAATGTTAGATATGATTATGTCTAATTTAAACGCCAATAATGATTCTGTGGTAAATACCAAGGTCGAAGAACCAGCTGAAACAGAATAGGAGCAACAATGGACTCGAGCATGATAGTCGATATTTGGAATACTTTTAAAGAAAGTATCGAGAAAAAACATATAGAAACAGTAGCAGAAAGATATGTAGATGTGTGTGCTGACTTTGGTACAGATGATACTGCCTTTAGAGATGCTATGGGAAATTGTGATAATTTAGATGCGGCAATTTCATATTACTTAGACATGGAAGACCCTGAAGATTATGATGAAAATGACCCAGAAAATTGGGACGACTAAATGGGTTACTACTCTACTGTAGCAAGAGATATTAATAAGATTCCTGATGCTATACAACACTTTGAAACAGAGTTAAGCGCCGCAAGAGTTGAAACAAAGCTCAAAGGCAACGTAGAACGTGCGGCGGCTGAACTTCCGGGCATTGTAGAACATCGATTCCAACAACTTCAAGAAATAGAAGCAATTTTAAATTATTTGAATATTGAATTACGTAGATTACGTAGCACATATTTTAAAAAATATTTAGAAAACTACCAAAGAGCTCTATCTAGTAGAGACGTTGAAAAATACGTTGATGGAGAAGCAGACGTAGTAGACTACGAAAAGATCATAAATGAATTTGCTCTTCTAAGAAATAAATGGCTCGGCTTGCTTAAAGGACTTGACCAAAAACAATGGCAGATCACCAATGTAGTCAAGTTAAGAGTAGCAGGCATGGAAGATGCGTCATTATAAGTTTCAAGTTCCAGAAAATAGCAGAAAATTAAGAGGACAACTTTTCACATACCTATATAGGCTTTGTGATGTAAAAACAATCAGTGGTCCTGAAGATATAGAGAAAGATAGATATCTAGCGTTTAGTCATCCGTTCGATGATTGGATATTTGACTATATCGTTAAAAATAAAGATTTAAATTTTTTCCATATTGATAACGGATATATAGGTAACCATAGGCATAAAACACCTTGGCACTATAGGATAAGTTATAATTCTTTACAAAATACAAAAGTAAAACAAGTATCAAGTAGCAGAATAAACCTCCTCGAAATTGATGATAAACTTTGGTCTGATGATTGGGATCTACGAGGAGATTACAACCTGATTGTGCTACCTAACCAATCCAATATATTTAAATACTTAGGAGAAGATTATGATACATGGAAAAGACAAACATTAGATCATTATCACTCATTAAAAGTGCCTTGTAAGGTAAGAGAAAAACAAGGTAAGCGTAGAAAGAGATATGAAGAAATTTTACCTATGATGAGAAACGCAAAAAAGGTTATAACATATCATAGTATGGCGGCTGTTGAAGCATTGTGTTTAGGAAAACCAATTGAAATACTAGGACAAAGTGCTGTTCAACATTGGCAGAACAAAACAAATTTTAATAGAAAGGAAATGTTAGAACACATAGCATGGAGTCAGTTCAATAGAGATGAATACACTAATGGCACAGCATGGGACCTAACATTTGAGTATCAGGTTAATAGATGAGTTATGTAGAACTAGATGGTTGGAGAACTATACCTCAAGACATTTGCCTTAAAAGTGCTAAGAAACAAGGCAATGGAAAAATTGAGGAATATCAAAATTGGGAATTACAAACGGCAATTTCTCATTGTGCTAAACTTAGAATAGCAGTTGACATAGGAGCTCACGTTGGAATAACTTCTTTTAGATTGAGCCAGTCATTTGAACATGTTCACGCTTATGAAGTAAACACAAAACTATTACCTAGCTTATTATACAATCTAGACATGAAAAAAGTTTATAATGTAACTACTCATCCTGTTGGTCTTGGTGATACAGAAAAAGATGTAGACATTATTGAAACACATAAAAGTTTTAGTACACATATAGATCCCAATGCTACTAAAGGAAAATATAAAATTAAAACATTAGATTCTTTTGAATTACAAAACGTAGACTTTATTAAAATAGACGCAGAAGGATATGAGCCTTTGATTGCTAAAGGAGCAATTGAAACCTTAAAAAGATGTAAACCAATTATCCTATATGAAAGAAAAGATCATCCTGCTAGGTATGGATTTGAAAGAGAAAGTATAAGAAGTGTACTTATGGATATAGGATATAGAATGGTTAGAAAATTAGGTAAAGGCGAAAAGAATGCCGTATTAGCATATAGACCAGAAATGAGTCGTGATGTTTGAACTTCCGCAACTACATGGACATAATGTTCCTAATAAAGCAAAAGACATAATATTTTTCAGTTGCGATTATGACTATTTTGATAGACACGGATACGCATTAGCACAAAGTATAAACAGAACTATAGGTTGGATACACGTTCATTGCCATATAATTAACGAAGGTAATATGAATCAAACAGTACTGGATCAACTATCTCTACATTATCCTTTCACATATTCATATGAACATGTTAGCAAAGAATTATACAGCAATCTAAAGAAAAATCATAAAAGAATGAAAGAAGGACAGGATATATTTAAGACAGGTGATCTAGACTACATTGCTAGGCGAACTTATCTAGCAAGTGCTAGATTCATGCGATTATATGAAATTTTTCAAAAAGAAGACCAACATATATTTCAACTTGATTGTGATACAATCTTAAGAAATGGTTTTCATCAAAAGGACTTCAGACAAATAGCTGAAAATGTAGCTGTTATGCCAAAACCAAAAGATCCTGGAATCTTTATTGCTAGTGCTTTGTGCTTAGGTTTAGGCGATAAAGGTATAAGGTTTAGAAAACTGTTTAGCAATAATATGATAGAAGCATTTACAAAAGAAATTTACTGGTTTGTTGATCAAGATGTGTTGAGAGATACAATGACAGAATGGGCTAACATGGGTGAAACATTTGAATACATTCCTTATCAATGGAATGCTTGGGGTCAAAAGAGATACGATATATTTTCCACAGGCAAAGGTAATAAAAAGAACGATAGAAGATTCAAGGCGGCACAAATGAATTGGCTTCCTGAACATTGGAAAAAGATAATTAAGAAAGAAGTATTAAATTTACCATGACACAAGGCTACATAATATATCTGCCAGACTATCCTGATAGTGTTAAAATGGCAACACGGGCAATGAAGAGTGCTGAAAGGAATGGTTGGCATGTACAACTATATGAAGGTGTTAATGGTACAAATGTTGCATTGGAAGATTACAACTTACGATCATCATTAGTAAATAAGAAATGCCAACGACTATTAGAACGTCCTGGTACACAAGGATGTTTTCTTAGTCAATATCTATTATGGGAAAAATGTTTTGTTTCACAAACACCTATATGTATATTTGAACATGATGTTATATTTAAAAAACCAATGGGAGAGATACAAGACTGTGATGTGTACAAGTTTGAAGGATTCAACAAAGCAAAACCTATAGCACCAGGTAATTGGTATGAGGGTGCTAGAGCATATCATATAACACCAGATGGTGCTAGAAAACTGCTAGACTGGGTATTTGCTAATGGAGCCATGCCAGCAGACTGGATGCTGTGTGATGGTATTGTAGATATGAAATTTGATAAACATAATAAAGTTACATTTAAATCAGGAATGAGCTTTACTAAGGATTTACAATGAACAGAATGATATATCAAGTAGCTGTTGGATCACAAAGTAAGCTATATCTACATTGTATAGAAAGCGTAAAAAAATATTGTGAAAAATATAACATTACTCACATAGTTCAAAATGAACCTATTTTAAAAATACGTCCAGATGAAACCAGAACAGGTAGAAGTAAAGAAGCAGTAAACAGATTAGGATATCTTCCTATATATGAAAAAGAAAATGCTTTCACTCATTTAAATAATTATGATCAAATTGCTATAATAGATAGTGATATCTATATTAAGATAGATGCTCCTAATATATTTGATACACTTACTGAAGAGTATGCTTTTGGAGCAGTAGCAGAAAGAGAGTTGCCTTGTGCTAAAAAATACAAATCCAAAATAAGAAAGTATTCGAAAGCGGCATTCGAACATTTAGATGATGTAGACTGGAAATGGAATCATTTAGGAGCAGAATTTTACAATATGGGATTAATGGTGATCAATAGTAAAAAATTTTTGCCATACTTAAAAAATCAAACTCCTAAAGAATTTTTATCAAGATCAGAATTCAAAGACTTTGTAGACGGCGTTGGTTATAAAAAATGGTCAACAGACCAAATGTTATTAAATTGGTGGGTAAAAAAAGAAAGTATACCTACTAAAAATTTAGATTGGAGATACAACGGCCTATACAAAGGAATAGAAGACAACAGACTATCAGAAGCATTTTTTGTACATTTTTTCCTAAAAGATCTGCTTCCTGAAAGAGGAGAAAACGTTTCAACCCTAATGGAGGCAATCAAATGAACGTAAACGAGTTTGGTCACTGTAAAGACCTAAAACAGTTTTATAATGAAATAAGAGAATTTTATCGTAGTCATTATAAAGATGATTTTTTAAGATACTACGATACATTACAAAGATTAGCAAGTGAATGTAATACCTACAGAGAGCTAGGAGTAATGCAGGGCGGATCAGCCGCGGCTGTTTTGTCAGGCAATAGCAATATAAAAGCAGAACTTATTGATAGAAGTTTTCAACATTTGAATAATCATAAACATGTATTCAATGGTTATAATGTTACGTTTGTTGAAAGTGACTCATTAGTTTGTCCTGTAAATGAATGCGAGATGACCTTGATTGATAGTATGCATCATTATAAGCATGTCAACAAAGAAATACGTAGATATGAAAATAGTGTTTCAAAATATTTGGTATTCCATGATAGTAATTATCATGAAATAAAAAGAGCTATTGACGAATGCGTAGCTAGAGGTAAATTTAAAATGAATATTCTAGATGATAAAAGCTATGGGTATTGTGTGCTAGAGAGAAATTAATGCCTGAATGTAAGGCTTTAACAGGACATCTAAATGTAAGCATAGATGGTACCTTTATTCCTTGTTGCCGTTACAACATTAATAATAACAAGAAGTTTTCTATACATGATTATACGGTTGAGGAATATCGGAATAGCGATTTCTATAAAGCTATCAAATCCAATATGGAAACTGGTTGGGATGATGGTTGTTCCCAATGTAAGGCCGAAGAAGAGAGGGCATATAAACCTAGTTTGCGGGAACGCATGAATAAAGACATAACTGGAAATAAGCATATTGAGTATGTTGAAATCAGCATTAGTAATCAGTGTAACATTACTTGTAGAATGTGTGGACCAAAATATAGCAGTAAATGGGCAACAATAGAAAACATAGAAATACCAAAACAAAATTTTAAAAACATAATAGATAAAATCGATTGGACGCATGTCAAGAAAATAAAATATTTAGGAGGCGAACCTTTTGTTACAAAAGAATTTAAAATGCTTATAGATAAGTTAGCAACACTTGGCGATGTTCAATTAATGTTAAACACAAATTGCACATTATTTCCTTCTAAGTATATCGATAAACTTAAAAAATTAAAAAAATTGGGCGTGGCATTAAGTATAGACGGTATAGGTAAGGTCGACGAATACATAAGACAAGGCACCGATTGGGATACAAAACTAAAAGTTATCAAACAATGGGAGGATTATCAAAAGAATAACAGTAATTGTCATATTTGGATTCATACCGTGGTACAGGCACATAACATTCATGATATGAAAAACATAAAAGCGTTTGCCGAATCGCATGGCTGGAATTGGTCTCCTGTGGTTATTAATTGGCCCGAAGAATTCCAATTACATGCTTTGGATAAAGAATATGTCAATCAGATAAAAGACGGCGATAATGCTGTGTTTTTAAATACAATAAGTAATTATAGTGAAGCCCTTAATAAAAAATTTAAATCAACTACTAAACGATTAGATAAATTGTTTGATACAAAGTGGCAAGACATTTTGTGCTAGAGAAAAAATTATGAAACACGTTGTAATGAGATATATGAGTACAAGAATAAAAGACCTTCCTTACGGGTGTCCTGGATTTGGAGACATTGTACACTCAACTTTATTGACATATAATTACGGGCAAGCCTTTAATGAACCAGCAACATTACATATTGCTGGACATCAATACAATAGAGATAAGCCTACAACATGGACAGAAGTAATTAATTTATTTCCAAAAGATAGTGTTCATTTGAAATGGTATAGATATAAATCCGAGCACAATCAGGACCAAGGATTTTTTGATTTAGTAAGACAAGAACATCCAGACGCAGTTTTACATTACTACGAAAAGTATCCTGGCAAGATACAAAAAGTTATTCAGCCAAGTTTTTTTGTTGACGAATATATGAAATCCTATCCTTGTTTGAAACCAGAATGTCCTTATCCAGAAGCAGAAAAAAGTTTGTTACCAGAAAAATTTGTTACAGTTCAAGTAGATGCCGGTAGTAAAAAACGTATGCTTAAACCGCACCAAATGAATAACATTTTAAATTTTTGGATTTCAAAAGGATACAAGCCTATATATTTAGGAGGACAGGCTTCACATCCATTATTACAAAGAGCGCCAATGGCAGGGTATGCTATGAGTAAAGCTAGGGCACATATTGGTGTAGACAGTGGTTATATGCACTTGGCTCAATGTTTCTTTAAGCCGGAAGACATATACATATATACTAACAGACCATGGGATAAATGGGAACATCATTTAAAGATGTTTAAAGATAACGGGGTTAATATAAATGAATACTATTAAGTATGACGGAAAAGAATATTTAGAATTACAATCAAAAGGTTATGCGGCACAATATGCGTTTCCGTTTGCTAAACAAATACTAACAGGAAAAGGATTAGACATAGGACCTAACAGAGAAGAATGGTCGTTTCCTGGAGCAAAGATGATTGATCTTGTAATACCTGACGAGTATGATGCTTTTAATTTACCTAATGAAAAATTTGATTATATATTTTCTTCACATTGTTTAGAACATTTAAATGATTGGGTTGGCGCACTTAACCACTGGTCAACTAGATTACACAAAGGTGGCATTATCTTTTTATATCTTCCGCATCCAGACCAAAGATATTGGAAGCCTTGGAACAATAGAAAACATATTCATATTTTAGAACCTAAACATATAGAAGACTATTTTGTATCTAAAAAATTTAATAAAGTTTTTGTAACACAAGGTTATGACTTGAATCATTCATTTTACGCAGTAGCAGAATTGTAAGGAAAGATGAATGGATTGGACGAAATACGATTTAATTACATTTGGATGTAGTCATACCTACGGGGCTGGATTACCTGATTGTTGGATACCAAATAAAGGACACGGTCCAAAACCTAGTAATAATGCTTGGCCTTCTGTATTAAAACAAAAATTAAATTTTAAAAGTCTTAACAATAGCTCACGTCCTGGATCAAGTAATAAAATGATTGCCAAAACAATTATAGAATATCCAGAATATACAAAACATAGTGTGGTTGTTGTGTTATGGGCTAATTACAGTAGACATACTATCTATGCTAATAAAAAGACAAATTTACACATGTTACCACAAATGATGAATGACAAATTCAGACACATAATTCAACGTGGAGTAGATAGAGATGATTTCATGCGTAAAGTAAAAAGTTATTATGAAGATTTTTACGAAGAGTTTGATTCTATATTTGATCAAACTATCCGAATGAATTATATACACGCTTTCTTAAAAAGTAAAGGAATATTAAATTTTCATTTAATACAAGAACATTCGTGGGGAGATCATAAAAAATATTTTAATGACTTCATGATAGATAATATTCATGCTAAAACTTTTAACTGGAGAAAAGACTTTAAAATTGATGATGCCCTAGATAAACCAGACCCACATCCGGGGTTACGCAGTCATGTACATCTAAGTAACTTTATTAAAGGATGGTTAGATTCATGCGACTAGCAGTTTGTATATCTGGAGTCAATAATAAGAACAGTCGTATTGTAAAGTTCTTAAAAGAAAAAATTCCAGAAGCAACATATTTTTATCATACTTTTTCTAATAAAACAAATTTGATCGATAAAGAATTACATGATAACCTATTTACGATGCACTATCCTAAGTGGCATTATCATCCTATGGAAGTACCAAATATATGTAAACACGGTAAGTTTAAAAAATATGTAGAACAAAAGTTAAGTTGGGACAAGTTATATTATGGTACAGTTCCAATTTTACAACATTGTGATCTATTACGTAAGATCCCAAAAGAATACAATTTAATAATTAGATGTGACTGGAACACACAGATAGATAGGCAGGTTGATTTACATCATTGGTATAGAAAAGCATTTGAACAAGGACCTATTGGCTTTATGGTTAGAGATAATAGAGGACCAAATTTTGGCTCAGGTAAACTACAGGAACTACCAAAAGACGAAAATGATATTAATAACGATTGGTTTCATTTTTTACCTAGTAGCTTGATAATACATCATAGAAAACATTTTGATGTAAAACAAGTAACACAATTAGACAAGAACTGTGAGTTACTGCCTAATGAGTGGGGTTGGTATCAAGTGTTAAGTGCTCCTTATGGTGGGATTCACACCAGCGTTCATGGTTTTGCTAAAGAGCTTAAATAACATGGAGAAAAGATTATGAATCTACAAGAAGTTTTTGTAAAACATAAATGTGATAAAGGAATCAAACATAGATATTGGGAACTTTATCAAGAAGATTTCACGAAGCATAAAGACGATCCAATTAACATATTAGAAATAGGTACGTTCAAAGGCGAAAGCACAAATGCGTGGTTAGAATATTTTTCACAGGCAAAAATTTACACTATAGATACATTTGAAAGAGTACAAGCCAAAGACTTACCTTGTTTGGAAAATAACAGAGTACAATGGGCAAAACTAGACAGCACATCTGAAAACTGTAACAGTCATTTTAAAAATCAAGGAATAAAGTTTGATATTATTATAGACGACGGTTTACATACACCCGAAGGGCAAAGACTTACATTTGAAAGACTATTTGAATTCTTAAAACCGACAGGCAGTTATTATATAGAAGATGTATGGATGCTAGACAAGGTTGATAGAAATCATCATTGGATTACAAGTCATCCAAACGATTTTACAATGGACAAATACAACAAACTTATAAGTGTTATTTCTGAACAAGAAGTTACACATCACAACTTCAGCAGTAAAGCTGTGCCAGATAGTTATATTTTAAAAATTAAATGGAAGCATTCGTAATATATATTAAAGGTCATGAAGATAGTGAAAAGTTTTCTGATCGCTGTGTACAAAGTATAATAGATACTGAATCAGAACTTGATATAATAAAATTTCCTGCTATCACTCCGGAAAATATGTGGAAAGTTAATTATACTTGGCCACTACGTAAAAAACGTTTGTGTGAAAAGACAAACTTATTGCTTTCTGCTTATAAAACATACGACAACAACAAACGCATTGCCGCCGCTCAGAGCCATTATATGCTTTGGCGTAAATGTGTGACGCTTGATAAACCAATATTAATATTAGAACATGATGCTATCTTTATAAAGAAATTTGACATGAAGATAATGGACTGGTGGCCTGGTGAAGGTGCTGTGAGTATTAACAATCCTATAGGGGCAACCTTTGGATCAAAAGAGTATGATGCTAAATTGGATAATGGTATC